GACTCAAGCGGTAACTTACAAGCAAGGAGAACAAGAAGTAATACAGTAGGTGATGTAGCATTAAGTTTACAACCCACAGATAGTACCATTCATTATGGTTTTAGAATAGACTCAGCAAACAACTTCTTAAATATTGATAGGGTAGATAGTCCATTAAATTTAATCAGTATTACTGGTGCAGGTAACGTGGGGATTGGTACGGCTAGTGCTGAAAAACGTTTACATATCAACGATAATACGCAAGCCAATCAAGCTATTCGATTTGGAAATCCAAATGCTACACCATACGGAGAAATAAACTATGATTCTTCAGGTTCTGAACATCTTTATATAAGAGCAAAAGGCACAATATCGGGATATGGGAACATTGTATTTGAGTCGGGTGGCTCGCTAAACGAAGCAATGCGCATCGATAGTTCGGGTAACGTATTAGTGGGTAAGAATACAGTATCATTAGGAGCAGTAGGAGTTGAAGTTAAGCCATTTGGTGAAGTGAGATGTACTGCAAATGGTGCACAAGCCCTTCAGTTAAATCGCCTTACTTCAGACGGTACTATTGCAGACTTCAGAAAAGACGGCACAACAGTTGGAAGTATTGGTGTTACATCGGGTAGTTTTGCAATCGGTCAAACAGATACTGGCATTGGGTTTTTCAATGGTGATAGAATAGCATTTCCTGCAACATCTGCGGGAGCAGTTCAAGATAACGCTATTGATTTAGGATATTCATCAGGGAGATGGAAAGACCTATATCTAGGTACTGGTGCTTATATAGGAACTACTGGAACACCAAACGGTACTGCTAATTATGGCAGTGCATTCATTGATGGTGGAAGTGGTCTTAGGCAGTTACTTCAAGCTACAAGCACTACAAGTACTGTTTCTGTGCAAAGATTTTACAACCCTAACGGAAATGTTGGTTCAATACAACTTGGTGGTTCTGCAACTGCTTTTGTCACTTCTTCTGACTACCGACTAAAGGAAAACGTTGTAGAAATGACTGGCGCATTGGATAGGGTTGACCAACTAAAGCCAAGCCGATTTAATTTTATTGCTGATGCTTATACAACAGTAGATGGTTTCTTGGCACACGAAGTAGCTGACGTTGTACCCGAAGCGATTACTGGTGAAAAGGATGCCGTAGATGAAGAAGGAAATCCAATGTATCAAGGTATCGACCAAAGCAAGCTAGTTCCTTTATTAGTAGGAGCGATTCAAGAACTTAGAGCAGAAATTGAACAACTTAAAAACCAATAAAAAATGAACTGGAAAATTAACACACTAGAATACACTAACGACTCTGACAAAGGCGTTGTAACGGCTCATTGGGATTGCACCCATACCGAAACTGTTGGCGAAGGCGATGACTCTGTGTCATACAGTTCAAGAAGGTACGGTTCTTGCTCTTTTCAACCTGACGCATCATCTGAAGATTACATCGCTTTTGATGACTTAACCGAAGAAATCGTTCTTGGTTGGGTTAAAGCTGAAGTAGGCGAAGAAGATGTGGAGCAATCATTGACCGACCAAATAGAAGCACAAAAGAATCCTGCGACTTTGAAAGGATTGGCTTGGTAGTTATATTTGGGCAACCTTTAAATTTTAAAACACAACAGAATGACACTAGAAGAAAGAATCAAAGAACTAGAAGTACAAGAAGCAAGATTGCAAATGCAACTTGCTGAAGTTCAGTATGTAAAACAAGGGTATGAAAATACCTTGAAAGATCAAGCTGAAAAACAGACTGAAGAAGTCACTTCATAAACAAGCACAATGTCTTTTTATTCAGAACAACTTTCAGACAATGTGCATTTGTTTGAATATGGTGGTTGCAAGTCAGGTCATACTGTTGCAACCTTGTTCTGTTCTGATATCCATCTTGATTCTATTGGTTGCAAAAGAAAGATCCTGAAGCAACACTTTGATGAAATCAAGAAAGCAGATGGAAAGATCTTCATCTTTGGTGATCTTCTTGATGTGATGGCAACCTATGGTGACAGAAGGCTTCAAAGGGAAGATGTTGATCCACAGTTCATTCAAAGGGGTAGGACATATCTTGACTGTGTTCTTGAATACACCATCAACTTCCTGAAGCCATATGCAAAAAACATTGCACTGATATCAAAGGGAAATCATGAAACTGTGATCAACAAGTTTCACAACATTGACCTGATCAATCACATTGTGTATGCACTAAACATGGAACAAGGTGCAAAAATTCAGATTGGTCAGTATTCAGGATTTGTCATGTTCAGGATGATGGGCAGTTCAAAAAATATGTGTGTGACTAAAGTCATTCATTATCATCATGGCTTTGGTGGTAGTGCTAAAAGATCCAAAGGAATACTGGATGTTCAGATTGAAGTGATGAAATATCCTGATGCACACATATTGGTCAGGGGACACACACATCAGAAGTGGTATGATCCATCAACTACAAGAATGCGACTTGGCAACAAAGGCACAATCTACAAAGACAAGGTCAAGTATATTCAATCAGGATCATATGTGGATGGGATAGGTGATGGAAAAGCAGGATGGGCAGTTGAAAAGAACTTCAATCCAACAGACATTGGTGGGTGGTTTGTTGACTTCACCTACAAAATGACTGATGGAAAAAAGTTCATCACAACAACTGTCATTGAAACACCTGTTGAAGAATTTTAGAAGGGAAGATCATCACTAATGGTGGAAAGATCAGTTTTATTGACATTTGATGGGTCAAATTTTGCTTCTGAAGGCTTTGAATCATTTTCTTGACTACTTGTTCCACCTAACATTTGCAAGTTATTACAGACGATATTTGTTGAATATCGTTTTTCACCATTCTTTTCATATTCACTTGTCTGAATCATTCCTTCAATACAGACCTGTGATCCTTTGACCAAATATTTTTGTGCTATTTCAGCAGTCTTGTTGAAACACACTATTCTGTGCCATTCGGTTTGATCTTCACCTTTGATCTTTCTTGATGTGGCAATGCTAAAGTTGCACACCTGAACATTGGATTGTGAAAATCTTGTTTCAGGGTCTGCACCAAGTCTTCCAATTAAAATTGCTTTATTCATATTATTATTCCTTTAAATTTTGCTTGAAGTTCTGCAAGTGTTTTGAATTCATTTGCAAGATCCATCAATTGTTGTTTGTTGTACTTTTTAAGTTTCTTTGATTCTTTTTCAAGGTAGTCTGCATGACCTTCACCATGTAATGCATCAATCATTTTGCCATGCTTGTATTGTTCACCTGCACCATACTGATTGCATTTTTGACACTGTGCATGACAGTTCATTTCATCATATCTTGTGGACATGAATCTTCTTGACATGAAGTGACCTGCATCCATTTCCTTCCAATCTTTTACAGTGTCACAAGTGATGCATTTGCATCTGCCACCAAAAGGGTCTGCATCCCTAATTCGTATGTACTTGGAAAACCACAGATCACAAGTCTTCTTTGCACTTGTCAGGTTCTTGCTTCTTTTCAATCCCATTTGATTGTCCAATCTTCTGTGATCAGTTCTTCTTCTTTCAATTCATCTACATTGATGAGAAATCCAAGACCAAATGTTTCTGTGTTGTTTGTTCCAATGTACACTTTTTGTTTGTTTTTGTATTTGTTGATGATAAACTGCTTCAACTTTTTCTGATCAATAAGAAAGCAAGTTGATGATTCATTCAGGATGTAAGCAAGAAGATCTGCTTCTGAAATTGGAAGTTTTGATGCATACATCCCAACAGGGTTGAAGAATTCAATGAACAGGTTCACTGCACCATCAGATCTTTTTTTTGAATGTTTGATGGCAGTGTTGTCAAACTTGACTTCAATGGTCTTTGATTCTTTTCTTCCAATAGCAGTGAAATCATATGGGTACACACCATCAGTTTCAGGAAAGACACATTTCATGCCAAACCTATCTTCAAGCATTCCTGCAAAAAACTTTTCTGCAATCTTTCCAACAGTCAGTTGTTGTTGATATTGTTGTGATTGTTGGTATTCAGTCATTTTTTTATCTTGTTAAGTTTTCGCCAATCAAGAACTGCAATTGCTATTGCATACAGGGCAATAAAGCCAAGTATGGAAGCAATAAGATCAACACCTTCAAGAATTAGTTTTAAAAGATCAATCATCTTTTTGTTTTCTATGAAGCTGAAGGCTTCTGATGAATGAATATGCAGGATCAGACACTTCATTGTTCTTGAAGGATCTTAGTCTTGGCATATTCTGTTGTGTTTTAAAGGATAACTGATTGACATCCTTGTCTTGAATCCAATCCCTTAATTCTTCAACTTCTTTCTTTGCTTGTTCTTTGTGTGTCATTTTTGTAGTGATTTTAAGTGTTCACGATTTGGTTTTGATACTTTATACTTTTTGAAAATCTTTTCAGGATCACCACCATCTGCAACAAATTTTTCTGCACTTGTCCACATGGTTGTTCCTTTATTCAACCAATCTTTGTCATCTTCTTCTTTCTTGACAGTAGCATTGGCATCATCATCTTCAGCTTCAACAGACAGAAGACTTGACAGTGTGTACCTTCTGAAATAAGACACACACGATCCAATTTTTTGTGGATCATCTATGTCAGGTATCTTCATGGATGAATCAACAAAGTCACCTGTGTCCACATCATAGATCCTTGACACAACACAGTTGTTTTCTATTGGTTGAAGAAGAACAAGACCTTCTTCATGAAGTATTGGTTTGACTGTTTCAAGAAGACTATTGATATCATAATACTTTGATTTATAGAATGGATTGTTGGAATCCTTCTTGATCTTTTCCATTTTGGAAATTGCCTTCAGTAGTTTGGTGTGTATAGTCATCTTTTTATCCTTTCAATTTTTAGATATGATTTTGAATTCTTTACAGGGACAGGTTCATACATTTCACCTGTTTCATCATCTATGATCTGAACACCATCTTTGGTTGCAGTCTTGATCATTCTTTCAATTCTTTTCTTTTGTTCATTGATGTCATTCCATGTATGGGAATCCTTGAAATCATATGTTGTTCTTCCTGCAACATGAACAATCCTTCTGTCATCAACAATCAAGTCATCATGCCTACTGTACAACATAAGTTCATCCATGACTTCATCTTCAATGGACTTGATCACATGATCAATCTGATCCCTTAGCTTCCTAAGACCGACATATGCGTTTGATGGTTTCATTTCACCATTCCTGACTTTTTCTGCAATGTCAGTGGTGATTTTTTTAATTGAATTATTCATACACTTCACCATATGTTTTTTTGATCATAATGGCTGAAACAAATAGAATGCTTGCCTGAACAAAGATTTGTGTGAAGTCTTGTGCTTCAATACACATTGCAATCATGAATGTGATTATTGCAATGTAGAATGTGATAGTTTTCATTTTTGTATGTGTTTGTTGTTGTTTGTGAATACAAATATACAATCTTTGAAAATAAATATCAAAATTTTTTTTCACAATCTTTTCATACCTTCACCTGTTGTTGTGTTTGTGGAAGCCTGTCATGGATTTTTTCTGTGGCAGGCTTTGTTTTAAAATTATTTTTTAAATATATTACACAACCACACAATCACAAACATACAAACAACATATATGAAAAAGGATGCTTACTACTTCCCACACTTTTCCAATGCTAGGAATGACAGGAAGATCAGAAGAATGGTCAAACTTCAGGGTTTGGAATCTTATGCAGTGTACTTCATGATATTGGAAGTACTTAGGGAACAAGATGAATTCAGATATCCAATGGAAGACATTGATCTTCTAGCTGATGAATTCAAGACAAGTGAAGACAGGGTCAAGTCTATTGTTGACAGTTTTGATTTGTTCACAATTGAAGATGATCACTTCTATTCACCAAGACTGAATGAATATATGACACCATACTTGGAGAAGAAAGAAAGGGCAAGGAATGCAAGTCTAAAGCGATGGAATAAAGATGGGAATGCAAATGGAATGCAAATGCATACCAAAAGCAATGCAGATCAGAATCCAAGTAAAGTAAAGAAAAGTAAAGTAAAGAAAAGTAAAGTAAATATGTACAAGCCAACAGTCACAATGGTTGAAGAACATTTCTTTCTTTCAAATAAAATTAAACATGAAGAAGTCAAAGATCTTTCAAAGAAGTTCATGCGATACTATGACAAGACAGATTGGAAAGATGAAAAAGGTGAAGACTTAAAGAATTGGAAAAGACTTGCAAATGGTTGGATCAATAACCAATTTGACAAAACAACAACATTCACAGGAAACCCATTTTAATATGATAGCAACAACAAAAAATGAAGTGATGGCATACAGGGAAGAAGGTGTGCGATTTGACTATGACAAAGATATGATGAACACATTGTTTGGATTCATGCATGACATAGGTGCAAAGAATGAACTTCCATATGAGAAAGACAAGATTCAAAAGTATCTTGTAAGATTGCATGAAGTTTTAATGGTAGAAAACAACATGATACCTGATGACATTCCATTCACAGATATATATCCACAATTCATGATGGATGTGATCTACAACAAAGCCAAAAGACATGGGAACAACATCAGTGCAATTGCATACTGTTTCAATGAATGGTTCAAGATAAATGCTGATAAGTACTTGATAAAAAAAGACTTTAACAAAGAAACAAAGTCAACAAAACTTGAAGCATGGGATGACAAGACCATTCATGATCTGTATCAGACTGTTGTGATGCTTACTAGGAACAACATGATTGATGGTATTTGGAGAATGAAAGGTGGTGATTCCTTTTTTGGAAGATTAAAAACAGAATTTCACAAAAGGTATGAAGAAGCATGAAGATAGTAATGAAAAGGATCTACGATCTGAAACCTGCTGAATACAATCCAAGAATACTGACCAAGAAACAAAAGTCAGATCTTGAAAAGAGCATCAAAAGATTTGGTGTTGTTGATCCTGCAATTGTCAACACTTACAAGGGAAGGGAAAACATTATTGTGGGTGGACACCAAAGGATCAGGGTTGCAATGGAAATGGGGATGTCTGAATTCCCTTGTGTTGAAGTAAGTCTGAATGAAGATCAGGAAAGGGAACTGAATGTCAGGCTGAACAAGAACAGTGGTGAATGGAACTTTGATGATCTTGCCAATCTTTTTGAAATAGATGAATTGATTGAATGGGGTTTCACAGATGATGATCTATTTGGTAATGTTAAGAAATCAAAACCAAATGATGAAAATCAGGAACGCCCATTCCTGATTGAGTTGGATCATTACCTTTGCAGTGATTGCAAACTAAAGGTTCATGAATTTCTTAATTTGGGTGAAGTACAAATCAAATTGAATGGAAAGACATATGGCATACAAAACTGAAGATTTATACAAAAAAGCACTTGACCTGATCAAGTCACATTCCCTGTTCTTTGTCACTGATGTGATATCATTATTGGGGATCAGCACAGAAACATTTTATGTTCATTTCCCAACAGATTCGAAAGAATCGAAAGATATAAAAGAAGCACTTGAGAAAAACAGGGCAGTCACAAAAGTGGTTCTTCGGAAGAAGATGCATGAATCAAACACACCAACAGGATGGTTGGCATTGTACAAGTTGATATGCACTGAAGATGAAAGGAAAGCATTGTCAATGCAATTCAGGGATCACACAACTGATGGTGAAAAAATAAACAAGGTGACAGTTGAACTGAAGAAGTAATGGATCACACACTTCAAACAACTGAACTGTACTTTTGGACTGCTGAATCAGAAAAGCCAATCATTGTCCATCAAGGTGGAACATCATCAGGGAAGACATATGCTATTCTTCAGTACTTGATACTAGAATGTTGCTACAATCAAGATCTTGTGGTCACAGTAGTTGGTCAGGATATTCCCAATCTTAGGGTTGGTGCATATAGGGATGCACAGAACATCATCAATTCTGATCCATACTTCCAACAGGAAATGACTGATCACAACAAATCCAACAGGGTATTCACATTCAAAAGTGGGTCAAGGATAGAATTCAATTCATATGCTGACAGTGTAGATGCAAGATCAGGGAAAAGAACACATTCATTCTTTAATGAAGCCAATGGGATCAGTGAAGAAATCTTTGAACAGATATCACTTCGAACATCACACAAAGTGATCCTTGACTTCAATCCATCTGCATCTTTTTGGTGTCATGATAAACTGCAAGGCAGGGATGATGTTGATTGGTTTGTGTCAACCTTCAGGAACAACACATTCATTCAGGATTCCATCAGGGAAAAAATACTGTCATATGAACCAACACCTGAAAACATCAAGAAAGGAACTGCTAACCAATACAGATGGGATGTGTATGGTCTTGGGAAGGTGGCAAGATTGGAAGGATTGGTGTTTCCAAACTTTGAAGTTGCAACTGAATTCCCTGAAGACTACAAATGGAAGGTCTATGGTCTTGACTTCGGATTCACTAATGATCCAACTGCATTGGTTGAAATCAGATACGCACATGGCAACCTGTATTGGAAACAACACATTTACAGAAGGAAACTGACCAATCAATCCATTGCAAGAATCATCAAGGATCTTGGAATCAAAGATGAAGTTATTGCAGACAGTGCAGAACCAAAATCAATTGCTGAAATCAGAAGGGAAGGTGTACACATAAAAGCAACACAGAAGGGAAAAGATTCAATCATGTATGGGATTCAGCTTCTGCAAGATTACAAGAACATGATTTATGTGGGAAGCAAGGATCTGATCACAGAATTTAGTTCCTATACATGGGCAAAAGACAGACAAGGACTGCCAACAAACAAACCAATTGATCTTCACAACCATGCTATTGATGCAGGAAGGTATGCCATTATGATGCGAATGAAGCTAAAAGAAGCCACATTTGACCTTGTTTAAAAAAAAAGATAAAAAAGTTTTAAAAAAAACTTGACAAGTATGTTGGAACTGTGTATATTTATAACAGATTAAAGAACAACAACACACACAGGATAACAAAATGACAACTTCAGAAATCAAAAAACTACTTGCAGAACACAGAAACATTGAATTCAAAATTGATCGTCAAACACTGATTCAGAGAAAAGATTCAATGCTTAGTTCAAATCTTACAATTAAGCATGACTATGCAGATTGGAAATGGGAACAAGGAACTTTGGATGAAATGGTCAGAAAATTTGTACCAAGAATCAAGTACTACCAAAAGAACTATGACAACATGGATATAAAAGTGACCATCAGGGATCAAGATCACTATGCCATTGACACATTCACAATCTAAACAACAACAGGGAAGGGTTGATCCCTTCCCACAAATTACAAGACAATGACACAAGCATACAAAGAAGAACAAGAAATTTGGGAATGGATTCAGAACAAGAACATCCCAAGACTATCAGAAAAAACAGGACTTGGAAAAAGTAAGTTGTACTATTTTCAAGCAGGCAAATCACAGAATGCATCCTTTCAGATGATACGTGAATTGCAACTTGTCAAAGAAAAAGAAGAATCATGATCACCTGTCCTGAATGCAAAGAAGAACATGAAGAAGAACAGATCAGGATTGTAGATGATGGATTCAGCCATGAATTTGGAAGCACAGTGGATCTTCATGTTGTATGTCCTGACTGTGGTGAATATTTAGATGACCTGATTGATGTAAGCAAAGTGACTGAATCATGGAAAGATGCCATGTTTTGAAATTATTTTTAATTATTTTTAAAAAAAACTTGACAAGTGTTCTGAAGTGTTGTATATTAGAATCAAGTTAAACGATAACAAAACAACAAAACGATGAAAACACAAGAACAATCAGAACTGCTAATTGAATTATCAACAGAATACAAAAACAGAATTGAAGCACTTGTCAATGAAGTACCTGAATGGAACTTCAACTTGATTCACTACTTGATGCAATTAAAAAATGATGGAGTCTATCATTTTGCAATTTGGAACAATGTGTGGGAAAATTCTTATTTGATGCTTGAATTTGACCTTGATGAAGATTGGGTCTGTGAATTATGTGATGTTATGAGATATGTCGCAACCATCTGCAATGTTCCAATGAAAATTGGTGAAACATTTGCATGGGAAGATGCCAAAAACAAAATTGAAAGAAGACACTTGCCAAAAAAAGTAATCTATTAAAAACAGAAAATTGGGGGGGGGTCATCCCTTCCCATTTATTTTTTTAAAAATAATTAAAAAAAAACTTGACATTGATTGTGTGATGCCTTATCATTGTTATAGTTAAACAAACAACAACAAAACGGATAACAAAATGGAACTTTCAAGAAACACTTTCAAACAACTTTCAACAATTAAAAAATACAATGTTGAATTTGAACCTACTGCATATGACTACAAAGAACGTGTGTGCATATCAATCAAGGGTGGTGCATATAGTTCTGTGTATTATTGGTTTGAAATTTCAAGACTTTCAAATGACAAAGAATATGTTCATTTCAATCAAAGATATTCAGCAAACAATGGAAGATGCGACAAGGGTTGGACTTGTGGGTACAACTTTCAAAAAAGAATGGAAAGAGATTTGAAGAAGGCTAACTTAATTTAACAAGCAACAACAGAAGGGAAGGCACAAAGCCTTCCTTTCATAACAGGACACAACAATGACAAATCCATATCAGAATGCAGAACTTCAGTGCATCAAATTTTCAGATTGGCAAGGGTACAACCATGACACATTCAGGATCAACATCAGGCAAAAGAATGGTCACAGTTTTTCATTCTTTTCAATAAGCAATGAAACAAGACAGGGATTTATTGACAGGATCAGGAATCAAGTCATGCAAGAATCAAAACAAGATCTTCAGATCACATCCATCACATCAACAGAATACATTTCACCACATCATGCACAATAAAATTCTGAAAGCATTCCTTCTTGCATATGATGAAGTAGATCCAATGGATGAATATGTGGAAGAATTCTGCAAAAAAAGTGGAATACAAAGATCACAACTTTTGATCAAGTCAAGAAGGGTTGAATATGTCAGAATGAAAAGACTGTTTGCAAATTTTATGTGTGACACATACACCAAAGTTGAAATTGCAAGGTATCTGAACATGAATCATTCAACTGTGATCCATCATTTGAACACACACAGTGAAAATTTAGAATATGACAAGACATACAACAAAATGTGGGTCAAACTATTGTCTTGAAAAATATCTGTCCTTAAAAGCTAAATTTGACTATCTTGAAAACAAGTAGTTTTCATACTTTTGTTATCCAAAACAATGGGGTTGAAATCCTGTTGTTTTTTTTTGTTTTCAAATTGGTCTTTTTCTTATTAATTTCTTGACAAATTAAAATTTTTACTTTATGGAACTGAAAGATCTGATCCCATTCACAAGAAGCAAGGCAGTGAACAGTCAGCAAACACTGATCAACAACATGAACAAACAATTGTTCAGGTTTCATGGTGGAAACTATCCAATATCAATTGAAGACACACAGGATGGATATGTTTCAGATGGATATGAAGGAAATCCCGATGTGTACAGTGTGGTCAATGGGATCACAATGGCTTGTGCATCAGTTCCACCAATTGTTCATGTTGTCAAGAATGTAGAGAAAGCAGAGAAGTACAGAAGAATCAAGCACAACCAAAGAAATGGCACAACAAATAATCAGGTTGATCAGCTTCTTGAATTAAAACAACAGGCATTTGAAGAAGTCAGTGATCATGCAGATCCGTTGTATAAGATGATTCATCAGCCAAATCCATTGCAATCATATCCTGAATGGTATGAAAACATGAAAGGATTTCAGTTGATCACAGGAAATTCATACACACATTTTGTTTTGTTAGGTGATGGAAGTGTTGGTGAAATGTGGGTGATGCCTTCACAGTTCACAAGAATCGTTGCTGATCCATCATATGAAACACTTGTCAAAGGATATGTGATTGATATGTATGGTCATCAAGGTGATATGCTTCCTGAAGACACTGTCATGCATTGGAAGTATTGGAATCCTGACTACAATTCAGTCGGATCACACTTGTATGGTATGTCACCACTGAAGTCTGCAAGAAGATCAATCAGGCTTGGGAATGATGGGGACAAGGCACTTTCAAAGGCATTCAAGAATGGTGGTGCATCAGGTGTTGTCTATCCTGATGATCCTGATATGGAGCAACTGACACCAATGCAAAGATCACAGTTGCAAAACTTCCTTCGAGAAATGGGGACACCCGACAACTACAAAGCATGGTTGGTTTCTTCAGTCAAACTTGGCTTTCAACAATTTGGCATTCCACCTGTGGATCTTGAAATCCTTGAAGCAGGTAAAATGTCACAAAGGGACATATGCAATGTGTACAACTATCCTTCAGAACTGTTAAACGATCCTGACAATAAAACTAATGCAAACAAAGAGCAGTCAAGAAAACAGTTGTACCTTGATAATGTGATACCAACACTGACAAGGGACTTTGGTGAAATGAACAGAACCATTGTTCCAATGTTTGAGAAAGCAACAGGAAAGAAATATCACTTGGACTTTGATATTCAAGCAATTGATGCACTAAACCAAGACAATGCAGACAAAGTTGGATGGTTGGACAAGGCATGGTGGTTGACTGCTGATGAGAAAAGGACAGAAATGGGATTTGAACCAACAGGGGACAATGCAAGATATATTCCAATGAACCTTATTCCTGATCAGGCATCTGATGACATAGAAGACAATACAATGCCATGACAGAATACAGATATTTCACACAAAAGGATTTTGACAACTGCAATCCACCATGCAACATGAATGATCTGAAAGGTGATTTCATTAAAAAGTTGGATATTGCAAGACAGGTTGCCAAAGTTCCATTTGTTTTGACAAGTGCATACAGATCTGAAGAATGGGAAAAAAAACAAGGAAGGGATGGAACATCTTCACACACAAAAGGTATTGCAGTTGACATCAAGTGTTCTTCATCAAATGACAGATTCAGGATTTTTAATGGACTTATTTCAGTAGGATTCAGCAGGATTGGAATTGGAAAAAATTTTATTCATGTTGACCTTGACAAAGACAAAACATCATCAGTAGCTTGGACATATTATGAATGACAAAGAAATAAATGACTTAAAATTTAAAGTGAACAACCTTGAAGCCATGATCGAATTGCTTGCTAAAGATATTCAAGACATAAAAGAAGCACTTCTTGGAAATGAATTTGGACAAGAAGGTCTTGTCAAGAAGGTGACGAACAATGAAAAACAGATTGCAGAATTAGTCAAATTCAAACAGAAGATCATTGCATGGGCAACAGGTGCAGGTCTTGGTTCAAGTGCCTTATTCAATGCGATATCGGAGATGATGAAATGAAAAACAAAAAGAAATTCAAAGAAACAAAACTTTTTGCCTTCCTTGAAGGTGCAGTTTCAGGTGAAAGCAAGGTTGGTCAAGCAGTTCATGGTGTCCTTGACATTCTTCCAATACCGAATCAACCAATTGGAAAGCTATTGAAAGCAGTTCTTCTTGGTGATAAAGGTGTTGTCATTGAAAAATTGCATGAAGTGCTGACAGTCAGAAATGTTGTTGCAATACTTCTGACAGTTGCATACATAGGTGGATTTGTCACACCTGAAGATGTTAAGAATTTTGTGGAAGTGTTGAATCAGGTTTTGCAGGATCTCTCTTGAAGTAGAAACATTCCGTACTTAGTTAATTGGCAAGGTGTGTGAAAATGTCTTGCCTTTTTTATCATGCCGATACCATCACCAAATACAGGGGAAAGCAGAAGCAACTTCATTGGAAGATGTGTGTCTTTCCTTGTCAATGAAGGCAGATCAGATGAACAGGCATTTGCAATCTGTTATGATCAGTATGAAGAAGCAAACAAGGCAGAAGAAGCACAGAAGGCAAGGATATGGAAGGCATTTGATAACAAAAGAAAAGCGTTTGAATCATATGCAACTGATGTCTTTCACAAGGCACTAAAGAAATCAATCAAGCCATACTTGGATGAAATGATCAGGACACAATCTTTTGATGTGGACATTGATCTGATGTACAAGGAAGAACCAATTGTGGAAGCGTATGAAAAAGTGTACTTGAAAGTGATGAAGCCATTTGCACTTGAAACATACAATCAATTTGTCAAGAAAGCCAAGAAGACAGGTGTTGATTGGGAAAAGCTGATCAAGGAATGGCTGAAGTACAATACAACAAACAAGATTGCAGGTGTTGATGCTTACACAAAAAAAAGGGTTTTGAAACAGGTTGAAAGGGCATTGATTGATGGTCTTTCAGTGGATGACTTTGCAAGAAGGATTCTTCCTATGGACTTTGCATTCAGTATGGACAGGGCAAGAAGGATTGGAAGGACTGAAATCATTGCAGGATCAAATATGGGTTCACTGATGGGTGCAAAAGAATCAGGTACAAAACTGATGAAGAAGTGGTTGTCAAGCAGGGATGACAGAGTCAGATCACACATCAAAGGAAATATGTGGGATCATTTTGCACCTGAAAGAGATCAACCAATTGCAATTGATGATCCATTTGTCTTGACAGGTATTGATGGAAGGATCAACTATCTTCTTGTACCATCTGATGACAGTCTTGGTGCAGATGCAGGAAACACAATCAATTGCAGATGTACACAGATATATGTTGAACCTGAACAAAATCAGTCTTCTGATGTTTTAGAAGATCAAACACAAATTGAAGAACTTGCAAATGCACTTGCAGTCAGTGTTGCATCTGTTAAAAACAGAAAGACATTCATTGAATTTGTTGAACAGTTTGATGTTCGTATTGAAAAACTGCCAAGAAACATCACCAATGATGGCTTCAAGGAGATGGCAAAACAACACAAGTATCTTGTTGACACACTTGGAGAGCATCCAAAATCATTCAAACAAATAAATTCTATATCTTCAAAAAACAGATGGGGAGAAGCATCCACAAATGCAGGGTTTTATAAAGGGTATGAAAATGTTCAGCTTGATGGATATGTGAAACTGAATTCCATGTCAAGGAAATTCAATGGTGTTGGATTTTGGGAATTGGATAAATTGAATACACCATCAAAATGGAATCAAGGTTCTTCATACATGACAACATATCTTCATGAGATGATCCATCACTATGACTTCACTTATTCCATGAAGAAACACTTGGGTTTGAACAAGGACAATGTGTACAAACATTCTACATATGGCAATTGGGTCAGAGAAAAAAAATATCTTTCACTTTCATCAGAAATTGCAGAAGAGATGATTGAAATACATGGCAAAGAAAAGTTTTTGGATATTGCTGAATCAATGGGAAGATATGTGACATATGCATTTAATAAAGATAAAGACTGGGCAGAACTTGTGACACTAGCATTTGAAAGACACTATTCAGGATTCAGAGATGAAAACACTGATTTTATAGTGAAAAGATTCATTGAAAAATACAAAGGACAAAAATGATTGCACCACCACCACATGAAGACTTGTTCACCATTGAAGATGGTGAATACATTATTTCAGAACAAGCAACAGAACAACAAAGAAAAGAAATTCTTGAATGGGCAGAAGAATTTGATCTTGATGACAGGATATTTGAAATAGAATGATCACCATCTTTTCATACAACAGGCAACCAATGTTGCAAAGACTTGTTCATGAACTGAAGGAAAAACTTCCTGATCAAAGGATTGTTGTCATTGATGATGGGTCTGATTTTGATCCAATGCCTTTTGTTGATCACTGTGAATTTCACAGATTGAAACATGGTGGAAAAGAACAATGGTGGCAAAATTGGCAATATGCCTTTGATATCTGCAAGGAATCTGATGATGACTTCTTTGCATTCATTCCTGATGATTGGTGGGATGTATGGACTGATGATATGATGAGGATTCACAATGATGTATCAGGTGCATATGCATACAACTTTCACAACAATGGCATCAAGCATGGTTGGACAAAGAAAAAAGAAACACAGGTTGATATTTTTCATGTTGAAACTATCTTGTGTCATTTTGTAGATTGTGGATATTTCTGCAACAGAAAAGCACTTGAAGCAATAAACTTCACACAACCACAAATTTCAATGTTGAACTTTTATAGATGGAATGCACCTTCAGGTGTAGGAAAAAGTCAGACACATGAATTTGAAAAAAACAATGTTCCCATGTACAGACCTGTCAAAAGTCTTTCTTGGACAGAACATCATCAATCCATGATGCATCCTGCTGAAAGGGAACTGAATCCAAATCTTCCAATCAGATGAATTGTACAGTCATTATTCCATATGTCAAAGACAGGGGTTTTCTTGAAAAAGCAATTGAATCAGTTCATGAACAGACTGTTGAATGTGGTTTGATACTAAGTCAATCAGACAACAGTGTTGGGTACAATCTGAACAGGGCAATTGAAAAATGTACCACTGACTTTTGGGTGTATCTTTGTGATGATGATATTCTTCCTGTTGATTCTGTTGAACTAAGAATGAAGGCAATGAAAGACAATGATTTCATTCATGGCAATGGCATTGTGTATGGATCAGTTGTTGCATCTTCAAGAATACCTGAAAACAGAAAGCCAAATGTTCAGGATCTTGTTGAAAAGAATCATGTATTTGGTGGGACAGGAATGTACAGAACTGATTTTCATGAAAAAGTTCAGTGGGATGAATCACTTTGGACAGGTGAAGAACTTGACTATCACATGAACCTGTTGAAGCATGGTGCAAAAATTGGATATGTCAATGAATTTGTGTATGTACACAGAATTCATGAAGAACAGAAATCATTTGCAAAGACAGAAGAATACAGGAAGAAAAGAATCAAGGCAATCAAAGAAATAAGAAACAGATACAAATGACAAAAGCAACATCAAACAGGCTTGGAATGATCACATTTTTATCATCAATTATTTGGGCAATTTTTTATGATTGGCAAATTGCAGTCATCCTTGTCCTTCTTTTTGTTTCATACAGATCAGACATGGTGATGTATGTTCAAGATCAAATTGAATCACTATTTCAAGACACAAACAAATGATCACTGCAAACTTAGCAACTATCAAAGCAAGGGGATTGGAACTGATGAAGGTTGTTGATTCACTTGTTGATCAAGTGGATCTTGTTAGGATCTATGCAAATGACTATGAACCAAAGATTGATCATCCAAAGGTTCAGGTCACAACAGGTGAAGACATGACTGACAATGGAAAGTTCTTTTGGCTTCCTGAAAGTAAGGGAATCTATCTTTCATGTGATGATGACATTATCTATCCACCTGACTATGTTGACAAGATCAAATGGTACATGAAGAAATATCCAAAAACATGGATCACCTTTCATGGAAGAAAATTAAGAGGATTGGATCTGAACTACTATTCAGGACATATATCATATCAATGTCTAAGAGATGTGAATGGTGATTTTGAAATTGATGTTTGTGGAACAGGTGTCAGTGCATTTCATACAGATACAATCAAGTTTGATCCAAAGGAATGGAAATATTTTAGGATGTCTGATCTGATGGCTTCTTTGGAAATAGCAAAAAAGGGTGTCAGGATCATTTGTGCAGAACACAAGATCTTTTGGTTGAAAATGACTGCAACAAATGTGCTTCAGTCAATTCACAGGATGGAATCAAAAAATTGTGTCAATCAGAATCATATTGCAAATCAGATTTATGACCTGAAGTATGATAAGACATTGCCATCATCAACAGTATCATGATATCTGATTTTTCAACATACCAATTGTTTTCCAATTGTTGTGAAACCCTTTCAAAAAGTTCTGAAAAATTGATTTTTGCATTCATATCATTGATTTTAAATGATTTGATCGAATTAAAATGCAAAAAATTGTAAAAGAATTCAAATGTTGCTACATTTCAACAAACTTATTGATCAATGACATACAAAGATTATCCAAAAAAAGCATCATCAAACGCAAGAAGGGCATTGAAGTACCTTGAGGAATCAGGGAATCCAAGAAACTGCCTGACAAAAGTTGGTTTTGCAAGAGCAAGACAACTTGCAAGTGGTGAAGCATTATCAGCAGATGTTGTGAAAAGAATGGCACAATTCAACAGGCACAGACAGAACAAGGATGTTCCATATGATGAAGGATGTGGTGGTGTTGCATGGGATGCATGGGGTGGCACAGAAGGTGTTGATTGGGCAATAAGAAAATCAAAACAAATTGATGAGGAGAAATCAATGTGTCCTGACTGTGATGACTGTGATTGTGGATCAGTTAAAGAACTGAAAGCATTGATTGACACACTAAGAGAAAAAGCAAAAGAACACAATGATGATGTTGGTGATGTTGCTTCAAAAAGAACAACTGCCACCACACTGAAAAAGGTTTATGACAGAGGTCTTGGTGCATACAGAACAAATCCACAATCAGTCAGACCAAATGTGACATCTGCAAATCAGTGGGCAATGGGCAGAGTCAACAGTTTTTTGTACTGTTTGAGAAATGGCAAGTTCAAATCAGGGAAACATGACACAGATCTTCTTCCTAAAGGTCATCCACAATCATCAAAGTCATATGATTATGATGAAGAAAAGAATGAACAATTGTCTTATTTTAGAACTAGAGAAGAAGCAGAAGAATATGCTGATTTCTTAGGTTGTACAGGAACACATACACACACAATGGATGGTGAAACATTTTTCATGGCTTGCAGTAGTCATGAAAGAAACATTGAACTTGAAGAACAAAGACAGGGAAAATCTATGGACTTACCATATGTATTAAAAAATTCATCTTCATCCATTAAGGATGTTGACATTGACAGAAGACTTGTTGAAGGATATTTCAGTGTCTTTGATTTCAAAGATTCTGATGGTGATGTTCTGATCAAGGGTGCATTCAAAAAGACTATTGAAGAAAATGGTGCAGGTGGAAAAAATAGAATCATGCACTTGTATCAACATGATCCATTGATGGTTCTTGGAAAACCAATGACTTTGATGGAAGATGAAAAAGGACTTTATTTCAAGACGATGATCACAGACACTGAACTTGGAACTGATGTTCTAAAGTTGTACAGAGATGGTGTCTTGAAAGAACACAGTGTTGGCATCAACTTTGTTCAAAGAGAATATTCAAACAATGATGATTGCTACATTGTCAAAGAATGTAAGATGTGGGAAGGATCAACAGTGACATGGGGTGCAAATGAAATGGCACTTGGTGGAATGGCTAAGGGAAGCCACAAAGATGCAGTTGATCAATACAAAAGACTTTCAAAAGCATGGTATGAAGGTGACTATACAGATGACACTTTCTTGCTTATTGAAAAACAAATCAAACACCTTGAAGAAACATTCAGAAAATCACTTCAGGATGCAAAGCCGATTCAAGACAGTATCACTTTGGAAAATGAAGCCGATATGATCCAAAAGATGTTTGAACAATTCAACAATAAAATATCAATCCAAAAATCATTTGAAAAATGGACTTAGAAAAAACGTTATCAGAAGGTCTTGAATCGGTGAAAGGTCACATGGATGGCTTGAAATCTGATTTGGAAAGCCGATATGAAAAACTTCAGGAAGAAGTTAAAAGTGCAGGTGTTGCTGATGAAGCCACCAAAAATGAAATCAAGAACATAGAATCTATGATTTCAAGCCAAAAAGAACGAATTGAAGCAATTGAAAAATCTGCAAACCGAATGGGTGCAGGAAGCAATGGTGGATCATTCCGTTCTAAAATGCAAGAAGCATTGGAATCAAAAGGAACACAAGACATGATCGAGGCTTTCAAAGCAGGTCAGACTTCAGGTTTCACAATGAATACCAAAGCAGTCATCACTGAAGCAGATGCATACACAGGTGATGTTGTGCCTGCTGACTATGTTGCAGGTATGAAATACGATGCAGAACGAAAGGTTCATGTTCGTCAATTCTTACCAACAGGAACAACCAACAGTGACAAAATCCGATATATCAAAGAAAGCAACTTCACTGACAATACAGGTGTGACTGCTGAAGGTGATGCATCAGGACAGAATGACTTTGACTTGACTGCAACTGATGCTGTTGTTGAAAAGATTTCTGCACACTTCAGAGTTTCTAAAGAAGCACTGAATGACACTGCGGGTCTTGCAAGTCACATTTCACTTCGTGGAATGGAAAAGTACATGAAAGAGGAAGATTCTTATCTTCTTTATGACAGTACTTATGGACTGACTGTGACTTCAACTGACTATGCACTTGACCTGTACACAGGTGATGCAGATGCACAGGAACATGATGTAATTCTTGAAGCTATCAAGCAGATCGAAAATAGAAACTATCGACCATCTGCAATCATGATGGGAATTGGTCGTTTTTATGAAATGATCAGACGAAAAGATGCTGATGGTCGCTACATCTTCCCAAATGATGTTGTGTTTGGTACAAGAAGCCCAATTGTTCGTGGTGTTCCTATTATTGCAACCAATGCAATAAATGACACTGATGGTGATGCTGATGACTTCTTGATTGCTGACTTCGCACAGTTGACAACCTTATTTGATCGTGAATCAATGCAGGTTCGTTTTTATGAGCAAGATCAGGACAATGTTGTCAAAGATCTTGTGACTGTACAGATCAGTGGTCGTTTAGCACTTCCAACTTACTTGCCTAATGCAGGTGCATTTGGAAACTTTACAACTGCTATACAGAACGCAGGTAATTCATAAGATTGCCACAAGGATGTTTGGAACTTGGCAGGGTTCGATTCCCTGCCATCCTTCTTTTCTTACAAACAAATACATTGATCATGAAGTACAGATGCAGAAAAAATTTCAGGTACAAATCAACACCATACAAAATTGATGATCCTTTTGTTGCACCAAAGAATGAAATGAATTCAATGTTGGAAAGGGGTTTGTTGTATGTTTCAAAAGAAGACAAAAGACCTTATTCCAATACTGCAAAGCATCACATGGAAAAGGACAACAACACAAAGACAATGTACTATGTGAAAAAGGGAAATCAAATCATTGACAGATTACCCAAAACGAAAGCAGAAAAACTTGTTGAGGAATTGAACAATGGCATTTCTTAGGGCTTCACTTTCTACACCTGACTATGGTCGGAATGGTGTTGTGACTGTTACTACAACAGAAACAGGAACAAATGCATCCACAGATGTATTGCCAACTGCTGATGCAAAAGCATGGATGAAAGTTGATACATCAACTGATGATTCCCTGATTGCTGATCTTGTTGCAGAAGTCATTGATATTACTGAACAAACATATTCATTTCAGTTGATTGAAAAATCAGTTGTTGCAGAATTTGAAAGTTTTGGGAAAAGGGTTGGTCTTCCATTGTTTCCTGTTCAAAGCATCACAAGTGTGAAGACAGTGGATGATGATGGATCAGAAACAACACTGACTTCAGGATCTGACTACTACTTGACAGGTGATACATTGGTCATGAATCAGATTTATGACAGTGAATATCCATTTGCAAGAATTAGATTGAAAGTCACTTATGTTGCAGGATATACAAGCATCCCAAATGGGATCACTATTGGTCTGAAAAAAGCAGTTCTTTCTTCCTATGAAGACAGACAGGATCTTGTTGATGGATCAGTCAATGAACTTCCAAATGGATCAAAGCAACACTTCAAAAGATATTCAAAACTTGGGTGATGAATGAAGACAAAAAACAGATCATACAATGTTGGGATGATGAAACAAAGGTTCACTGTCCAATATTATTCACTGACATCGGATGGGATGGGTGGAAACACACAGGATTGGAATGATCTTGCAACTGTATGGGGTAAAATAGAAGCCATATCAGGTCGTGAAGCGTATGAAATTGGTGGACTGAAGGGAAGTGTCAAGTATAAAATTATAACACGATATAGGGATGATTTTGTCAGTGCAGGATATGACAGATCCACATATGATTTTCTTCTAAGAATTGTATATGATGGAAGGACTTTTAACATTGAATATGCAAAGGACAAAGGAGAGGAACACACATACACTGAACTGTATGCAGTTGAAGAGGTCACACAATGATCACTGCAAAACTAAAACAAAGTGAAATCAAGAAATTCATTTCTGTTTCTAAGTTGTACAATCAAGTAGTTGAAAAGAAAGTGGACAGACTTGTTCAGGACAATGCGCTTCTTGTTGAATCTGAAGCAAAATTGAATGCACCAAAAGGTGTGAACAGTGTATTGAGAGGAAGCATCAAGACACAGAAGGATGAAGAAATGAAAAGAATTGTTGTTGCTGACACACATTATGCACCATATGTTGAATTTGGTACAAAAAGCAAAGTGGACATCCCTTCAGGTCTTGAAGACTATGCAAAGCAATTTGAAGGTGGTGAATCAAAAGGTGGATTCAAAGAAGCAGAAGAATCAATCAAAAATTGGGGAAGATTCAAGAACATTCCTGAAGAAGATCTTGACTACCTTGTTTTGCATATACTGACCAAAGGGATCAAGGCACAACCATTCCTGTTTCCTGCATTCAATAAATTATATCCAAAGTTGATCAAGAACATCAAAAAAGAACTTGGTGCAAAAAATGGCTGATAGTTTTAACACATATGGAATTGCCAAGATGCACAAGACCACAGGAAGGGTCATCAAGGAAGACAATTCATACATCAATGTTGCTGACTATACATTCAACAGTCATGTTGATTACTACAAAAAAACACTTGACTTTGGTGTTCAGGTATCAAAGGGTGATGTTCCAAATCATACATCAATTCATAAATTTGGAAGAAATAGTTCAGTGGGTAGTTCTTTTGTACCAATTTGTGAATCAGGTTTTTTCAGAACACCAACAACAAACACTTCACTTGAAGTTGTTTCTGACAATGCAAATGATACATCAACAGGGACAGGTGCAAGATCAATCACATATCAGGGTGTTGCAATAAGTGGATCAGATCTTGTCTTTGTTACAAATACAGTTTCTCTAAATGGCACAAATACAGTTGCACTTCCTGATTCATTGTTGAGATTGTACAGGTGGCAGGTGGCAACATCAGGAACATATGCACATCAGGCTTCACCAAGTCATGCAGGTACATTGACTATTCAGGAAACAGGTGGTGGTGATGTGTGGTCAAAAATAGCAATCAACACCTTTGGAAGGGGACAATCACAGATTGGTGCATACACAGTTCCAACAGGGTACAGTGCTTTTATGACAGATATCACATCATCAATTGAAAGTGACAAAGAAGCTGAAATTTTGTTGTTTGAAAGAAATGGGGTTCTGAACACAACTGCACCATACGATCCAATGAGATTGGTCACAGAAATTAGTTCTGCAAAAGGTGTTCAGTCAATCAATTTCAGTTCACCATTGAAGTTTGAAGAAGAAACTGATATCATATTTTTTGCAAAACTAAAGGCAGGGAATGCACCTGCAACAATTGATTTCACACTTTACCTTGTAGAAAATGTCTAAAGATTCAACCACAGAATTGCAAGTTGCATATTACACACTATTGAACAACAATGTGACATTGTCGGGAACGCCTGTTCCTGTTTATGATGAAGTGCCTGCAACTGCAACATATCCACATATACAGTTTGGAAATACCAATCTGAATGATGATTCAACAAAGCAAAGTTTTCAAGACAGGGGTTCATTCAGTATGTCTGTTGTGGACAGGTTTTCTTCTGATACAGGCACAAGATCGAAGATCAACAGTGTTGTCAATCAGGTCAAGCAGATAGTCAGGACAAGACCTGTTCCCTTTAATCTTACAAATTTCAATGTGATCACATCAGTTGTTGAATCAGATGTGTCAAGAAAAGAAAGAACAAGCACTTTCACATACTATATCAGGGAATTGAGATTTGGACACATTATTGAAGAAAAGTGACAGTTTCAAATTTTTTTGATATCTTTTCTGCAAAGTTTAAACTTTAACATTACAAAAATACATAATTATGTCAGCAATAAATGGAACTTTAATTCTTCTAAGGGACAACAATGATCCCTTTGCATTGTCAACTTCATGCACTTTGAATATTGACATGGATCTTCCTGATGCTTCCCACAAAGGATCAGCAGGATGGGCAGAACACATCAGAGGTCAAAAATCTTGGTCTGTGGATCTTGATGGTCTTGCAGATTTTGAAGTTGGAACAACAGGTGGTGTTCAGGATGTAGTCAACTACATATTGAATCGTGAAAATGTACAAATTGAATTTGTACCATTAGCAGGTGCATTTGATGGTTCGAAAGGTGTTTCATATGAAGGTGATGCATCATGTGCTTCTGTTTCTGTTGTAGCTTCAAATGAAGATACTTGCACATTGACAGGATCTTTCACAGGAACAGGTGCATTGTCTGAAGTTGTAGTTTCTTAATATGAAAGGTATCAAACACATCAACATTGATGGCAAGAAAATTGCCTTCAAATTCGACCTGAATGCATTGGAAACATTCACTGATGAAGTTGGCATTGGATTGGATGGTTTGGAAGAAGCCTTGAACAAGGTTTCAAACATCAAACTTTTCATTCAATGTCTTTCTTCTTCGGGTGGTACAGAACTTACTTCTGAACAGATTGGATCAATGGACTTCAGTGTCTTGAATCAAGTTTTTGAATTACTGAAAGAATCAATGGGAAACGTGGCAACACCACAAAAGGTGGTGTCAGCAAAATAGAAACCATTGATGACATCCTGATCTTTGGATTTAGGATGGGCATGAAGCCTGATGAAATAAGGTCAACAACATTGTATGACTTTAATTTGATGGCACAAGCATTTGCAATCAATGTGAAACATGACTTTGATGTCATGCGACACAACGCATATCTGATCAGTATTTTTTCAGGACTTGACAACAAGACAAGGAAGAAGATCACACCACAGAAGATGTTTCCTTTGGATTCTGATGAAATCAAAAAAGATAAGTTGACCAAAGATCAGGTTTTGGATATACTTAACCAATCCAAGAAAAGACAAGCAAGGAAAAAGCGATGATTGCAAAGCTATTTGTTGAAATCGGTGCAGATATAAAAGATCTGTCAAAAGGGATTGGTGATGCTGAACACACACTTCAAAGGTTTAGCAAGAATGTTGGTGCATTAGGAAAGACACTGACTACAAGATTGACATTGCCATTGGCAGGAATTGGTGCAGGTGTTGTCAAGTTAGCATCAGACTTTGAATCATCCTTTGCTGACATAAGGAAGACAGTCGATGCAACTGATGCAGAATTTGCAGACATTGAAAAAGGAATCCGATCACTTGCCAAAGAAGTTCCAACATCTGTCAATGAACTGAACAAACTTGCAGGTGTTGCAGGTCAACTTGGTGTCAAATCAAAAGACATTGTTGAATTCACAAAAGTGATGGCAATGTTGGGTGATACAACCAATGTTTCAGGTGAAGAAGCAAGTCTTGCCATTGCAAGATTCATGAACATCATGGGAACTTCACAGTCTGATGTTTCAAACTTGGGTTCAGCAATTGTTGCACTTGGAAACAACTTTGCTTCAACTGAATCTGAAATCATCATGATTGGTACTTCCCTTGCAAGTTTTGGAAGTGCATTGAAATTGTCTGAATCAGATGTCCTTGCTTTTGCAACTGCCATTGCTTCATCAGGTGGTAATGTGGAAGCATCAGCAACTGCATTCCAAAAGACTGCATTCACAATCAGGGATGCAGTGTTGACAGGCAATGAAGATCTTGCAGTGTTTGCAGAAACTGCAAGTATGACTGTTGAAGCATTTTCACAATCATTCAGGGATGATGCAGGTGGTGCAATCGTTCAATTCTTGGCAGGTCTGAAAAGGATTCAAGAAGATGGGCAGTCAACAACAATGGTTCTTGATCAGTTGGGTCTTGCAGATCAAAGACTTCAAAGGGAATTCGGAAAGGTCATTTCCAATCTTGATCAATTAGATCAGGCATTTGATGTTGCTGATGAAGCATTCATTGAAAACACTGCACTGACTGATGAAGCACAAAAGAGATATGAAACATTTGCATCACAGGTTGGTATTCTTGTTGGGAATCTGAAAGATATTGGAATCACATTTGGTCAAGATATTCTTCCTGTATTAAAAGAAGGAATTGATTCAGTGAAAGGTGTGGCTGATGCCTTTTCAAATATGTCTGAACAGACAAGATCTGCCATCACAAAGATTGCAGTTGCACTTGGTGTCACTGCACCATTGATGGTTGGACTTAGTATTCTGATCAGTTCATTTCTGACCATCAAGAAAGTTGCAGTTCCTGCTTTTGCCTTAATTGGGAAAGCAATTGGAAGAATGAATCCATATGTGGCAGGTGCAATTGTTCTGTTTCAAGGATTAAGGACTGCATTTGCATTCCTTCCTGATTCAGCAAAAGATGCAATCAATAAGTCTGTCAACAGGTTCAAGTTGGGTTTCCAAAACATCAAGAAGAACTTTGAAGAATTTGTGAAGTTTGGTTTCAAGCCAATCACATTGGAAACAAGGATCAAGATGGAAGCAGATGTCATGACTACAAAGGCAAGGCAATCTGTTGGAGCAGTTGAACCTGAAGTTGTAATTCTTGAAGAAAACATTGTCATTCCTGAAATAGATGCTCTTGACTTCACTGCTATTGCACCAAAGAAACCAATTGTTGAAGTTGAAATTGTTCCTGTTGGTGCATTTGCAGGTGAAGGATCTTTTGAAAGGGGAATCATTGATTTCACAAAAAAAGCAGGTGAAGCAGGTTTCATTGTAAAAGAAACAGTTGAATTGACAACAGAACTTGCAAATCTTGATTTGGATGCAGGGTTGAATGTCAGTGGTGTTGCAGGATCTTTTGGTGGTTTAAATGAAAATATCAGGGAATTCAGCAACCTTCAAGAAAGGGCAACTGATCCATCAACAATTCAGGCATATCAGCAACAGATTGAAAAGCTACAAGCACAGATCAGACAACTTTCAAGAGAAGCCACTACATTTGGAAATGTGATGATGGACTTTGGGGAAAATGCAATCAGGGGATTTGTTGATGCAACACTGAATGGTTTCTTCAATGCATTGATGGGTGTGAAGAATTTTAACACACAAGAATTGGAACTTCGCAAGATGTCACTTGAAGAACAACAACTTGCATTGGAACAAAGCCTGAAGAATCAAGAGATTGAAAGAGAGGAATACAATCTTCGCATGGCATTGTTGAATCAAGAACTTCTTGACACAGAAACACAGATTGCACAGGCAAGGGAAAATGTGTTCAAGAAATCACTTCGAAACATGGGTGATGCAGTCAAAGGATTTGTCAAGGAAGCACTTGCAGAACTTGCAAAACTGATGATCATTTCTGCGATTGGAAAAATGCTTGGTCTTGGTACAGTATCAACAACAGGTGGTCTTGCAAAAGGTATATTTGATAAGATTGGGAAAAGCAGAACAGGTGGCATGATACAAGGTGATGTGCCAAGAATAGTTGGTGAACAAGGAATGGAAATATTTGTTCCAAATACATCAGGAACAGTTGTGTCAAATGGTATGATAAATTCATTGATGAAGGGTGGTGGTGGATCATCACAACAAAACATCAGACTTGGTGGCGAATTCAGAATCAGTGGAAATGATCTTGTTCTTGCCTTGTCTGAAGCAAATTACACTTTGGACAGATAAATGGCATATGGTCTGAAATACTTCTTTGTTGACAAAAAAATTGTCACAACAACAGAATACACATACAGATGGGAATTGTATGAAGATGGATATGTTGGTTCATCCACAGAATGGACAGGGATCAACATTCAAAGAAATTATGATCAGTCATCACTTCGAAAAATAAACTACATTCAGAAGTCATCCTGTACAGGGAACATCAGGATTGAAGATCAGACACAAAGAAACATCATTGAAGGGATTGCAGATTCAGAAATTGGTGATTGGAAAGTTGTTCTGAAGAAGGATGGGTCTGTGATTTGGACAGGACTTCTTGTTCCTGATTTGATTGCTATATCTGAAGCAAACTTTGGAAATCAGTCTGCTTCATTAGTTGCAAAGGATCTTGACATTGTTGGTGATTATACATTGACAACAGGCAGTGAATCAGCCATTGAAATCATAGCAGACATTTTGGATGTTCTTGATTATCAGATCAACATCATATCATACAGTTCTTGGACTGAAACAAATGAACTGACTGCAACTGATGACATATTTGGTCAGGTCTATCACGAAAAGGGAAGACTGAGAAGGTTTGGAAGGAATGATGATGAAGATGACAGACCAATTTCAAATCTTGAAGCACTGAAATGGATGTTGACAACCTATGGTGCAGTGTTAAGGCAGGCAAATGGTGTGTGGAATTTGATACAAGTTTCAGCATTCAATACACCATCATCAGTCAGAAGATTTGTATATGATTACACAGGTGCATTTCAATCCAAAGATCTGACATACACACTTGGATCTACAACTGCAAACAGTGGTGATCTTCGTCTGTTCGGATCAAGTTCAAACACTTTCTTTGCAGGATTGAAAAAGGTTGAATCAAAACTTCAACATGATTCGATTTATCAAGGGATAAAATTTAACAGGGAATATTGGTTTCCAAATACCGATGCACTGACAAGATCACAGAATTGGGAAGCTGATGGAACAGGAAATCTGACACTTGAATTCACAACTTGGTTGGGAAGAAACACATCGGGTGATCCTGATCTTGGTGGGAACACTGTGATTGGAGATGTGACCATTCAATGTGGCACATTTTACTTTGATGGATCTGAATGGACAGAAACAGGAACACCAACAATTGAAATATCTGTTGAAGATGTCTTTTCAACAACTGATGGTGATGGAAACTATGTTCATAAGAATCAAGGTCTTACAATTGTAACAGATCCAATTCCAATTGGTGCAAGTGGTGTGTTGACTGTAAAAATTCAACCACGTGGTGCAATCCCACAGTTTGAATATATGTATGTCAGGGATCTGATATTCAATTTGCAGTATTCAGACACAGTGGAAGGATCATCAACTTCAATTGAATACATCCTTGAATCTTCTTTGTCATATTCAGAGGAATACAATTTTGGGACATATTACTTTGGATCAGGACTGCCATTGGCAAGTCTTGCAACACTGAAGGATAGTTCAAATGATATACTTGCAAACTTCAAAAGGACATACGATTCAACAGAAACAAGTCATGCAGAACTTCTTCTTCGTGAAGTATTAGATATCAGAAGAACACAGAAGAGATCAATCAGATCAGTTTTATATGGAGAATATGAACCTGATGACATCATATCATATGATTCAAGTACTTTCTTTTTCTTTGGTGGATCATGGGATTCAAAGACATATCAATGGTCAGCAAATCTTGGTGAATTCAATGTTGAAAGACCTTCAGATGTTAGTGCATCAGCAGATTCATTCACTGCAATATACTTCACAAATGGTGAAGGTGGATATTCAGGAAGTGTGTCAGGATCAACCACAGGAAGCACAGTTCCTTCAAATGAATTTCTGAAGATATCAAACAACCTTTCAGATGTAGCAAGTGCATCAACTTCAAGAACAAATCTTGGTCTTGGATCATCTGATGATGTTACATTCAACAACATCACAAGTGATGGAATCATTTTCACTGATGAAATAGATACAACAAGCATTGTATGGGATGCCTTAACACCTGAAGTTTTTTGGGCTACAAGCGAAGAGAAGTTCAACAATCCTGTATTCATTGGAACAAGTTTAGATGTTGATAATGGCATCAATGCAGACCAACACATTCATGCAGGAACATATCTGAAAAGTGATACATATCTTGAAGTAGGAACAAGTGCAACAATAGGCACAACATTGAATGTCACAGGTTCTACCACATTGACAAGTGTTACTGTGTCAGGTAGTTCAAGTCTTTCAAGTCTTGATGTATCAGGAAATGCAACTATTTCAGGCACATTGGATGCACCAACACTGAACACAGGTCAAGGTGATAATGAATTGTATGCTATGAACCAAAATGTTCAGACTTCTGACAGTGTCACATTTGATACATTAGATGTCACAAACAATGCCACTGTTGATGGATCATTGACACTGAATGGTGAAGCTGATTTCAATAGTACAATGAATCTTCAGGGTACTTTGACAACACAGGCAGATGTTCAGGATGATGGTTTTGTTGCAACATTTGGTGGACAGGGGTATCAGATCAAGTCAGATGGTGATGCAGAATTTGGAAATGTTCTTGTCAGGGGTGCATTGACAGTCTTTGAATTTATTGCAAAGCAGATATCAACTATTGGTGGGACTGAAGTCTTGACCATTGCCACAGGTATTGTTGAGAGTTCAACAACAAATCAGATCACTTTGCAGATGAAGGATGGAACAAATTCAACTTCATTCAAAAACAATGATCTGATCAGAGTTCAAGTGGTTGATATCAACAAGAACTTTGAAAATGATGGTGTTGATCCTGTTCAGATTGTTAGAAGCTACAAAGGGCAGATCACAAATATATCAGGAAATGTGATCACAACCATTGATGTTGATGGAACTGCATCAAGCCTGCAAAAAGGTGATATGATTGTTGCCATTGGAAACACTTCTGATACAGACAGACAATCAATCATGTACAGAAATGTGGACAGGAAGACTGACAAGCTGATCATGCGCTTGCAGACTGATATCACTGATCATGATGGATTCCTAAGCCCTGACAAGACAAGGGTTGCATTTGGTGATCTGAATGGATATTCAGGACTAAGTGCAGAAAAGTTTGGATTCTTTGCAGGTAAAAATCTAAATGAACACATACTTGTGACTGATGAAGGTTTGTTCCTGAAGGATGGAAGCACTGATCCTATCAACACGCTTGCTGAATTAACAAGCAACACATTCAAGGTGGGAGATGATACAAACTTCTTGTCCTTCGATGGAACTTCTTTTGACATACAGACTGATACATTCACACTTAACACCACAAATCTAATCATTGACAGTGAAAATGAAAGAATAATTGTTGGCAGTGTGTCTTCAGGTGTTACAATTGGTGATTTGGGCAGTGGATTAAAAGGGTTAAAAATAAACAGTTCAGGAATAACCGATCAAAACTATTGGTTTCTTGGATCAGGAAATGTTTCTTTCAAAGTTGGTAATGGAACTAATTTCTTAAAATTTGATGAAGTCACAGGTTCTTTTGACATAGAAACACAACAGTTCACTTTAGATGCCACTGATGATGATGGTGGTGTCAAAATAGATTCTTCCAATCAGTTAATTCAATTGGAAGATGGGAATAAGGTTAGAACACAGATTGACATCACAAAGGGATCACCATCTGTTTCTTCAACAACTGAAGAACAAATCACCAATCAAAATGTCAACTATGTTGATGATGTTACAGTTGAATACAATACACCAATACCATATCCAAGTATAGACAAGGGTGATTCTGTTGAAGTTTTTGTGGATGCAGAATTGACTGCACTTTCAAATGCAGGTGCAAGTTCTTTTGATGTGATACTTTATGGTGGTACATCTTCGACAAATGCAACAAATGAGATTGCAAGAACAAGAAGTGTGATACTTGAAAATGTAAATGACACAACAGATTTGTATCTGACAGGGTACAACTATACATATACACATTTTAAGGTTGGGATTCAGATCAATGCAGTAGATCCCGCAACATTACCTGCAACACCAAGTATCACAATTCAAATTGACATCACTGTCAAAAGTTTTGAAAGTCAAACAAGGGTTGCACTTGATGGTGTATATGTCAATAACAATTCACAACAGTATGCAAGACTGACAAGAGATTCAAACAAGTTGGGTGGGTTGACTATATTGGACAATATTTCAACAAGCAATCCTGTGAAAACAGGTGCATTGTACAGAAATGGAACGATCATGAATGTGTCAAGCAGATCAGACAACTTGGTTGTCTTGGATAGTCTTCCAACTTCTGATCCAAGTGTTGCAGGTGCATTGTGGAATAGCAGTGGCACTTTGAAAATTTCAGCAGGTTAATTTTAAAACAAATAAAAAATTTGTAACTTGAAAAAAAATGTAAAACATGGCTCAGATTAGAACAACGACAATCACAAGTGGTCAATCTGTTTCTTCAGCAGTAGAGATAGATGACAGAAACAAAGAATTTGAAATAGGCTCTTTGATCCTAGAAGGAACGTATACGAACACGTCATTTGACGTACAAGTAGAAGTGGATGGAACGTGGTTCGATATATACGATACGTTTGGAAATAAGTATTCGGTAACGGTAGCAACTGGCAAGCATTCATTACCTGCTGATGTGTTTAAAGACGTAAACAAAGTGCGATTGAAGGGAGCAAGTAACGAAGCAAGCGACAGAACGGCTAAGTTCTTATTAATAGATATACTAGATTGAGATTATTAGTCTACATATCACATATCAGATGGGGTGTCTTATCACGCTCCAATCAAGTTTGGAATCAATCAACAATGTATTTTGACAAGCACTAAATTATGGCAACACTTACGGGAAAACAGTTAAAAGATTCATATCAAGGTTTACTAACCATTAAAACGGCAGACGATGCTAATCCGTTAAGTGGTAGGCTAGAAAATGGATTAGGTAATGCAATCACAAATTTAGGAATTGGTATAGATTCTAATCTTGTATATCCACTTACCATTAAAGA